AAAGTAACTATCTCTTACTGGAGCAGTACCAAACCTATCTTCACCTTCGATGCTGTCACTAATAGTGTAAGCATCCGCTGAAGCTAGAGTTTTGATAACTTCGTCCACATCGGAGCGAGCTATTTCTGTTGGGTTGTCACCGTTAGTACCACCAACACAGTTGATGAAGGAAGCCGTAGCTGCCAACATGTTTCTGGTTAGCTCGTCCTCGGTTTGGCGAAGTGAAACGCCCAACCTTTTAGCGGCTTCGTTTAGAACTGGATCTTGAGATTGCAGCGTAACTTGCTCGTTCAATACGACATAAGTACCATAGAAATCCATCTTGGCATCAATATCGATTGCAGTAAGCTGTTGCGCTGGGGGGTAAACACCGCTGTTTCCTAAAGGTACTGTAGCAGTAGCCAATGGGTTAAAACGACGCATTCTTAGGTCCGTACCACCGTTTCTCGGCATGTATTTGAGCATTGCCGGGATTTTGTGAATCATGTACGGAGTTGGCACGCTCAGAAGCTTAAACGAAAGGCTTTGCTGAACTGGTGCTGGAAGAACACTACTGGTAGTGATCGCCATGGTTAGCTCCTTAGTTGGAGCAGACCTTTAACTCTGACGTGCGCAAGCCTGCATTTCAGCAAACAATTGCTTCTTGAGAGCAGGCGTTAACCCCTGCTCGAAAGCACCTGCTTTTGACAGTGGAGAAGTTCCCCCTGTCGAGCTTAATGACTTAGGCTGATTAGCGTTTTCTTGAATCCGCTGTTTTGAAGCAGTAGTCTCGGCCGCTTGAGGCACTAACGCCTTGATATATTTGTACGCCGCAATTGCTTTCGCTTCTTCATCACCAATCAGGCTGAGTGCTTGTGCAACATCAGGCTCAAGAGCCTGCAATTGTTTCACGTTGTCCTCAGTCACTACAGAGTCGAAGTCTTGAAATCTTGCTTTGATGCGAGTTGGCATATCTTCTTTTAGTCGTTTTGCCTCAGCTTCAGCCCATTTCTTTTCAAAACGGGAGTCAGCGATTCTTGCTGCTAGCTTTTCTGTCTGTTCGATCGTCGACCAGTCAGATTTGTCTATTCCAGCAAATTCGTCAGGCTCAACCACAGTGGAAGGTTTGCTTTCGCTTCTCTTCAAGAGTTCTTGTTGCAAGGCCATCATCATTTGACGATCTTGCTCCCTCTCTTTCTGTAGCTGCTCATTGGATTCACGAAGTCTTCGAAAGTTTCGATCAGCATCAGTTTCCTGAGGCTGGGTTTCTACTTCCTGGGCTTCCTGTTCCCCATGAGCATTACCCATGTCCTCTGCGATTGGATCGGCGGCATCCATTGGTACGCCCGTATTATCTGCATTAGTCATAAGTGTTTTCCTTATTGGCTTTGCGAGAGCCGTTACGCTTTTGAAAATCATCCACCTGTAACGTCGGCGTACGTAGGACTTTTTTCACTTCTTAACATACTCTATTTTTTCTTTTGTAGTCCACTAATACTGGAAATTTTTTCAATTTTTCGTCATAGTGGATTTTTAATGGAGGTGACCATGGAAGTGACTAGATACAAAGGAATGGAGAATGACGGACCAGTTGTGGCCTTTGTCTCTATGAAGATCCCGAAGTGGGGTATGACGCTGAATGATTGCCGTCTAATCCGAACCAAAAATGGCGGGTTCTTTGTAGGTTTTCCCTGCAAAAAGTACGAAGACAATGGCGAAACGAAGTATTCACCATACATCTGGCTTGATAAAGAGGTTTCTGAGAGATTTCAGAAAGCTGCTAAAGAAGCCATTGATGAATATGTGAAAAAAAGCCAACCACAGGAGCCAGCCAATGGTCAAACCGTTAAATCCGATGATGGCTGCCCATTCTAAGGAACCTGTTTACTCAAGGTCTCTAGGTTGGTGCGAATATGATGATGATGGGGACTCGGTTCCAGCAATGATTCTTGCTGTTCCTGCTTTCGTTGGATTCGATATCTTTAGGATTGGCCAGGCTATTTTTCACCTAGAATGGTTCGCTGTGAAAGAGGACGCTGTTGATTGGGCTGTTGATCGTTGTCGTGTCGAGGTGTCTGAACATGAGCTTCGACAAGTGGACCGTGATTAGCCTATCTACTATATATTGTGTCTGGACGGCTAAAGTTCTACGACTGACACTGTGCTTTTTTGCAGTCTGGGTGTTCCCATATCGTCCCATCCGTGTGTTTCTACCAATTTGGTATGAATTGGTTTTCGATTGGTAGGTTTAATCATCTTTAACTCTGTCGATTGCTCCTTTGACTGCCGCAACCATATGCTTGTCACCGCCCCACTCTTTAGATAACCAATCAAACGTGACGAATTCCTTCTTCACACCGTCTTCTACTTCGTACTGCATGATGGATGCACCATCGTAACACGCACACAAAAAACACGCATGTGGGAGCTTGGATAGATCGCACCACCACGTGTTATTTTCCTCCGTGTAAACAAGGAATACCTTCATCGTCCCTTTTCCAAGAGAAACAACTCGATAGGATTTTTCGGCCTCAGTCATTAGTAATTCCCTGATTGTAAAGCGTCTTTACGTCCGTCAGTGAAACCCGAACACCTTAGCTCGTTATGATTTTTGGCTTCGGAGCGGATTCCTCCTCCAACTTTGCATTCAAACAGTCCTGTGCAGCTTTGGCACATAAATCCGCATACGGCGATTGCGATAAGTCGGTACATTCTTTTTCTCCCTTGTGAAACTTATTATGAAAGAAGCGGTAGAGCTTCTTATCGAGGTTGTCGAGGACGAATTGTAATAGCTGGTGCTGCTCTGGGTGAATATCGTTGGGGTTACCTGCCATCCATTTCGCTGTGTTTTCGTCTGGTAGAGTCCAGAGGTATTCTAGATTTCCATTCTTAGGATCGTAACGCCATACGTCTTGGTCCCACTGAGGAAAAGGCAAAGATAGCCTAGCTAAGTAGTACCGACGGATCACGTTCTCTAGTAGTTGTTCTTTTTTTAAGCACACAACCACATAGAATGCGTCGTCCCAGGAGGAGTGAGCATTAACACACTTCTGAATCTCTGATATGTATTCTTTGTTGACTTCTCGTTCTGTGTCGATGATGCCTTGCTTGGTGTCTATATTGGCTAGGCGTTCTACGGCCTCAGCTCCTACAGTCTTTTTGCGCTTCATACGACCTCAGCAGGTATAAGGGTGAATAAGTATGTATAGATATGTCAAAAGTGTACCACATTTCCCTTTTTTGTCATAGCTTAAAAAGAGAAAAACCCCTAGAAGCTCGACACTCCTAGAGGCACTTGATGTTAGCGGTCGCCTTTATGCTTGGCATTCATCTTTGAGTAGGGAAGTGTCATACCGTCATGACGAGAATCCGTTGCGTTATGGCACACATGTTGAGCCATAGCAGCTTTCATCTCTTTGGAGGCTGGGAGCATGTAGACATCTGCATACTCGACGCCAGTCTTGAAGGCAGGCATTCCTTTAGATTTTTTCCTATCCATGGTTGCCTCCGTTAGAAACGGCCGCCAGGCTTCTTGTTCATCTGCTTGTTGTCGTCCTTAGCTAGCATATCGATACCTTCACGGCTGTCGTTATACTTTTCAGGTCCACCATAGGCAGCTTTAGGATAATCTTTCATGATGAGCTTCTCGGGAGGTTTGCCCATTCCCTTCATCTCTTTCTTGTCGCCATGATATTTTTTCATTGTTCTACTCCGAGTAAAACGGGACGTTAGTCCCAGGTTTAAAAAACCCCTATTACTATAGGGAAGTGGGCTGACCCCCACCAAGGCTGCTCATCGCAAATGCTTCTGGCATCTGTGATTGTTCACTCTGAGCAGCGGCCTCGGTTGGTGCTTCCGTTGGGTCTTCTGCTGCTGCTTGCTTCAACGCCTGGACAATGCTCAGTAGCTGTTGAATCTGATTCATGTCTATGCTCTGAAGCTCTCTCATAGTCTTGGCCATAGCAAGGCCAGCTTCTTGACGGTTCTCTTTAGACTGGCTAATGCGCTCAAGTGCCAAGGCTCTGTTCTCCTGGACACGGGATACTCTTTCCACTCCCAACCCTTGGTTGGCGACTGCTTTAGCTTGTAGATCCTGAATTTGTGCTTCGAGAACCTGCATCTGAGTCTGCATTTGCATCTGTTGAGCCTGCATTTGCTGTTCTTCTTCAGCCTGAATATCTGCGATAAGGTCCTCTTTATCCTGTAGAGTAGCAGCCTGAATGATAGTCTTAGTTGGGATAGGTAGTCCCAGTTCCTTAAGGTGAAGTAGCTGCGCAAACTGCATCTGTCGCTGCGTGGAGGTGTTGACCCCTTCTTCAATTCGGATATCGTTGTTAAGCCAAACTTTCGACTTAAACTCTGGAACAGGCTCTTCGCCCAAGATTCTTTGGATTTTGCCATAGGTATAGTTGTTCTGAACCAGCTCTACGAACACCTCCCCTAGTTGCTTTTGGCTAGCGTCTAGCTGGTCGAAGAGCACTTGGAGTGTTGTTAGTCCTGCACCCTGTCGAAGCATTGATAGGATCCCAGCCTTGTCGTCTGTGGCTGATCCTAAAAGTTCTTCGTTGACACCGCTTATTTCTTGTATTTCTTTACCCAGTATCTCCGATAACTGAATCATCGAAGGTGGAATCTGTGGAGCAGTAATCTGCTGCACATCATTCATATCAGCCTCTTGCTTCATGGCGAGCCCTTTTCCTTGGCCCTCCAAGAAGATGTCCCGTGGATTAACCATGGACGATGGCTTGTACTTGAAGCCTGAGTTCACCTGTGACTCAAGGATGTCGAGCTCGATTATCTTACGTCGGTTGTAAAGGAACTGAGCATCACGCAGGTTACGCACAACACCCTGTACTCTCCAAGGGAAGTAAGGAAGGTTCGGCTCGTAGTATCCGATGAATGGTACGAACGGATATCTGTCTATCTTGAGAGGATTCGGTCCGTTGTAGATGGTCTTGCCCTCTACGCAGACGGCTAGCTTTACAGTCGGAACCATTTGCTTTTTGACAGCGAGTTGTGGGTATGCACGAAGGAACGCTTGTAGGTCTTCGTCTTCACCCTCCCATTCTCTGGATAGGCCAATCTCTGTATCGATAAGAAACGTTGCTTCTCTCTCTGCCTTGTACCAATACTCATCGTAGGCTAGTAGATTGTCCATGCCGTAGTTATATGACTCTGCCATGTACTGAAACTTGCCATCTCTGTTGCCTCGTGCTGTCAGAGAATCGATGAAATCACCCATGTTTTCGGGAGCTAAAGACTTTGTAGCATCCTTGCTCAACCATTGCCGTCTCCAAACAAAGTTGCAGTCAGATAGGTCTTTCTTTCTGAAGTAAGGGTCAATGAGGAATGAGTTGTAGGGTACGTGGTCAACTCTGATGTCGCCCGATTCGGGATCTTTCGAGTAGTCGATCCACGTATTTAGAAGCGACATGCCAGTTGTTACACCACCATGCTCGAACGCTTCGGACACCATCTCGTCTGCATCAGCTTCTTTCATGGTGTGAAAGAGAATCTTAGACCACTGACTAGATGCTTGATTGTCGTTGTGCTCCACTGGTGTAGCAATCGTGCTCTTACGGTTTCGACGTTGGAACCCCGTAATAAGGTTGCACACTCTGCGGATGCGGTTGAAGTTGAATTGTTTCTTGCGGAAAGCAGGCATGTTCCCATAGTAGTCGT